CCTTTGAAAGGTTGCAGCAACTTGAAAAGATCGCTGAACTAGAGAAATTTAATGCTAAAACTGGCAGTTTATTATTAGATCCTGTTATACAATCTGTCCAAGACATTGAGGGAATAGATGTAGATCCTAGACAGCAAGCTGCCGTTCAAAAAGAAATAAGTGAAGCCATAAAAGACGGAAACATATCTAGAAAAGAGGCTCTTGATATGGCTAAAAAGATAACGAAGATATCTAATCAAAATTCTGCGCTGAATTCAACAATTGCTACGAAAATAGAGGGGACTGTGGATGCATTAATGAAACAGAGGGATTTAGAAAAAGACATTAATATGGAGTCTTTAGATAGAAGGCAGGGGCTTGAAAAAGAGTTGGAGCTTAGGAAGGAGATAGAGAGAAGTCTAAAATCTCAACAGGAAGCGATATCATTAGCAGCAAAAGAGGGAGGCAAATTTAGGACTTCAGTAGCTGATGTGGAGATGCAAAGACTTACTGGGCTAAAAAGGGGAGCAACTGAAGGCTCTAAATCTATATTAGATGTAGATATCGCTCGTCAACAGCGGGTGAAGACTAGGGAGTCGGGGCAACAAGCTTTGATGAATTTGCAAAACGAGAAGGATTCTATTGCAGGAAGATATTCTCAGTCGGCTAAGCTTGGTCTTAGTAAAGATGAGCTGTTTAAGATGCGTGAGAGAGACGCTGAACTTGATACCTTAATTCGTATACAAAAAGATCAGAATAAAAGCGCTTTAGACGTAGTGAATGCTCAGATAGAACTTGCAGAAAAAGGTAGAGTATTGTCAACATCTTTTGTTAAGTTGGTGAATGAGTTTGATAACTTCTCTATATCTCAAAAAATTGAGGATGCTAAATTTAGATCTATAACGGGGGATACGCGAAAAGCTAGAACGCTAGCAAGGTTTGAACAAAAAGATTTGCTAGAGGCTGGTAAACTTGGAACAGCAGAAGAAAGAGCTAAGTTCCTTAGAGATGCTCCATTAAAAAGGACTATAAGTGAAAGAAGAGAATTAAACAAACTAAGCGATCTTGAAATTAATAGTAAATTTAAAGACGGTCTAATTAGTGCTTCTGAGACCTTTAAAGAAAACTTCGTATCAGCGTTTGCAGAAGGTATTAAAAGTGTAGATGATCTTGAAGATGCGTTGTTGAATGCGGCTGATCAGTTTTTGAAAGCCATGACCACAAACTTTATCGATAAGTTTATGAATCAAGCTATGAGCGGAGGTTCTGGAGGTGAAGGTTCTGGAGGTGAAGGTTCTGGGGGTGGAGGGATTTTAAAGAAGATATTTGGTTCAATTGGTTCATTCTTTGGCTTCGCTGATGGAGGTAAAGTTCGCGGCGGCTCTGGTAGCCGTGATGACGTTCCAGCCATGTTAATGGGTGGAGAATTCGTCATGAACAAAAAAGCTGTTCAGCGTTATGGATCAGGATTCATGGAAGCTATAAACTCTGGCTCTGTTCGTGGTTTCGCTCGCGGAGGTCAAGTTAGAGATGAAGAGGGTATGTTTACGACCCCGGGTATGAATGGCGCTGGAGCTATTGTTGGAATGAAAGATCTTATGTCTTTTGCTACTCAAACTCCAGTAGCTTTAGGTAGAGATAAGTTAAGGTCTGAAGGAGCCTTCTTGGATGCTGAAAGTGGTAGAATGACCATGTTTGGGCGAAGGAATAATCCTCAATTCCAAAAGGTGCAAGATGCGAAAAGGCAAGCTCTTGGTTTAGCAGCGCAAGAATCAGAGGCTCACGAACAAGCGAAGGAGCAAGAAGTTAGTTTAGGTAAAATGCTAGCGTCAGCTGCTATTAGTACTATTGTTAGTTTCGGGGCTACAAAGCTAGGTATGGCAGCAGGACTAGGTGAAGGAGTGTCGGGGCTTATAGGTTCTGGATTAGGTAACTTTGCTGGAACTAAGATTACTGGCGCTCCTGCTTCTGGTGGGGCGTTCGGGGCTGCGGGGGCAACTGGAGATTTAATGAAGATATTTTCAGATAAACCTAAAGCTAACCCTAACCAAACAGTAATTAAAGACGCTATACCTGTTTCCGCGCCTTCCGCAGCAAATCCTTCTAGCAAACCGGGTTTCTTTTCAGGTCTATTTTCAAAGGCGGGTGATTTCTTTAGGGGTTCAGGAGCAGGTCTGCCTTCAGTAAAATCTGCACATCACAGCGATGGCAAACCTAGTATGCTGCCTCCACCTAGCGCAGAAGATATGCTGCGACTTTTTCCCAACACGGGAGTCGGTGGGTTTCCCGTAAACAGAGCTACAGGAGGTTTAATTCCTGCTGCTGGAGGAGTTGATACGGTTCCCGCAATGCTTTCAGGTGGAGAGTTCGTCATGAACGCTGCTGCCACAAAGAATATTGGAGCAGGTAATTTACAATCTTTGAACTCTGGAGCTGGAACTGGTGATAATACCGATCTCGTCGCCAAACTTGATCAATTAATTACTGCAACTGAGACATCTCAGTCTACAGGAGATATCAACATAACAATCAATGGCTCTAATGGAACTGAAAGTCAAACTGGAGGCGAAGATGCTCCAGAAAGAGAAAGAAAATTATCTGAGAGAATTAAGGTCGCCGTTAAACAAGTGATTGCAGATGAACAAAGATTAGGAGGACAACTTAGAAAGTAATGTTTGGATCAAGATTAAATGACGAAGTAGCTGTAAACATAGCTTCGAACCATATTTCTGGTATTAGCTCTGTAGACTTATCATACTCTAATAGCGCAAATATACTGAAACCTTTAGGCTCCAAAAAAGGTTTAACTACTGTCGGCGGGGCTACTCAACAAAAACTTTCTATCTCTAGGCATCTCATATACAATGATGTTATTTTAAGTTTTACTGGTTCCAATGCTATGGCTGGTCAAATTGTATACGGAGGGAATGCATATGGCTTTAGTAATGGATTCTTAGATTCGTATTCTGTCAATTGTGCGGTAGGATCTGTGCCAAAAGTTAACGCTTCTATTTCTATTTTTGATGAGATGGATTCATCGAATGAAACTATAGGGGATTTTAGTTCTAATGAGGTGAGTATCTACATTCCATCTCAAGGATCAATTAGTATAACGTGTGACAATTCTACTTCAAATAGGGTTATTGGTTTCGATTACTCCATAAAAGCTAATAGAAAACCTCATTTCTCAATAGGTAGCGAAACTGCGGTTTCTGTCGAGCTTGTCCCACCTTTGGAGTTCACAGCTCAGGTTCAAATTGAAGTTGATGAAACTGTTCCTAATAATTCCTTTGATTTTTTATCCAACAGAGAAAACAAATCTGTTTCTTTCGATATTGACGGTAGAGGTGGGCAGGATATTCAGGCATTGACGATTCCTAATGCTACATTGGTAAGTGAATCTATATCAGCTTCTGATAATGGTTCTGCTATTTTAAATTTAAATTATATTGGTCATGGCTTCTGATTTATTTTACAACAGGGACTCAAATATTTCTGGAGTTACAATTCAGTCTGATTATTCAGGTCTTAGTCTAACTCCCGTCTATGGTTCTAAAGCTTCTTTTAAGTCTAAGAATTTTATGTATGAGGTTGATGATTTTCAAATCAACTCCATACCCTCCTCAATGAATAGTCTAGAGGTTCAGTATGATGTGCGGTATGACTTGAATGAAGCAAACACTCAGAAACTAGCTGCATTTATCGAGAGTAAAAATGGTAATCAATTGTTTGATTTTAATATAGACAATAGCGGGATTTATAAATCTATGTCTGGGGTGTCTGACAACTATGCGATTAATCATGTCAACAACCAGCATTATGAAGTCGCTGTTTCTTATTCTGTAGATCAGGCTCCAAATTTATTTAATTGGTCTGGGATGAATTTTGTTAATTTAGATTTCCAAGACTATGCTTACTCTACCTCTTATGAAAAGTTTGATGTTGTTTATACTGGTGTAAGCTCTAATAAGCTTAACAACTATTATTACTGCACACAAGACCACTCATCTTCTGCTGCGAATTCCCCAACGGGGGCTAGCTCAGCATGGTCTCAGAACTTCTTCTTCAAGCCTGATATTGGTTTGCAAAATGATGTTCAATTAAAAAACGAAGTCTTACAGTTTAAAAACTCTTTTAAGCAGAGAGTCAAAACAAAGGATAACAATGCTTCATTCCAGCTTAAATATAACTTCACAGATATCAGCGACAAACAACTTAAGTGTATGTTACATTTCTTAGAGAATAAGGCTGGATACAGAAGGTTTAGACATGATATAGAATCTGTCTATAATAGACCAAAAGCTATGTATTGCCCAGAGTGGAATCATACATGGAAGTTTTTTAACGCGCATGATTTATCTGTAACGTTAGTAGAAGATGTTTTAGGTGTAATCCCAACAGGAAGTTGATATGGCTAGAGA